TTGTCAATAAACTAAATGCACTTGCTTCAACACTCAAAGGCATTGTAGATAGCTTAGTCAATTCTCTCATTAATCAAGTTAAGAATGTTATCAATCAGGTCACAAGCTTCGTTCAAAACATTGAACAGAATGCGCAAGATATGTTTAAGAAGATGGCAGAGAAAGTTCGCAATGTTCAGAACTTCTTTAATGATGCTACTATTGATAAAATAAAAGAAAAGATTCAAAAGTTTGTAGATGATGCTGGCGCACAATTCGAAGACTTGACACCAGAAGCATTGGCACTATTGCTATTTCGCTTTTGTCAATTCTCTGAGATGCTACAAACGTTCATGCAACGTCCAATGCAAGCCGTAAGAAAGTTTGCGACAGATGTTGACTATCAAGTTAAATTATTAGAGAGTGCTTCATCTGAGCAAACGCAACAAATGGTTGCTGCTGGCGCAACTCGCTTCACAGACACTGCTATTCGTGATTCTCAAAGGCGTCTTCGTAGTCGTGTAAATAGAAGAGCCGAGAGTAGACGTAGCAATACTGGCGGAGGCGGAGGCGGGACTTCACCTGGCGCACCACCGCCACCAGATCCGCAAGTGTATATCTCAAACAATGAATTGTCTGAGAGCGAAAGACAAGAGTTACTAAATCTAGGACCAGAAGGCACAAACGCATTTGGGTTCATGGATTCTGTTAAGAACATGGGTAAGAGTGTAAGCGATGCTGGCGATAACGATGGGTTTGCAAGAATTGATCCTAACGTATTTGTTAAATTAACTATTGTATCTAGACGTATGGGTAAGAAGTTTAATCTCAACTCTGGATATCGTTCGCCAGAATATAATAGCCGTATTGGTGGCGCAAAACGTTCTATGCACATGACGGGTAAAGCAATTGACGTAAGCACAAGAGGTTGGTCAACAGAAGAGAAAGCCGAGTTCATTAGACTTGTATCACAAGAAGGATTCTTGGGCATCGGAACATACAATACGTTCATTCACATCGACATTGGTTCACGTAGATTCTGGACTAAAGGCGAGACGAGATTTAATGATTATCTTGCTATGCATAGTCGTGACCAGTTTAGACGTGGTGCTGCATAAAGCATAAATAAAGTAAAAGAAGAGAGTTCTCATGGCGGTTACACCGATCACAGTTAAGCGAGAGTTATACGCAGATTTTCACAAAGACTTTACCGAAAATCCCGTTAACTTCGACTTAGCAAGAAAGATTAATGAAGAGGCTGTAAAAGAGTCTATCAGGAATCTCATCCTAACGGATCGAGGCGAGAGGCCTTTTCAACCCAAACTCGGATCAAATATTCGTGCAGTTCTATTTGATACGGTAACTCCTGCTATTACTGAAACTGTTCGTGAGATGATTAGTGATACCATTCGTAACTATGAACCAAGAGCAAACTTAATTAGTGTTGACGTAAGCGGCGATGTAGACACCAACTCTATTAAGGCAACCATCATTTTCAACGTAATAAATAGTGAAGAACCAATTACATTGGAAGCCACGTTAAATAGGGTAAGATAATGGCAGATAACAACTCATTCAGTAATCTTGACTTTGAACAAGTTAAAGAAAATCTCAGAACATATTTAAGTTCTCAAAGTCAGTTTAAAGACTATGACTTCGAGGGTTCGAACATGTCTGTGCTAATTGACTTACTAGCATACAATACGTTTAATCATAACGTATATAATAACATGATGTTCTCAGAGATGTTTATAGACTCAGTTCAATTGCGTGAGAATGCCCTATCACGTGCAAAAGAACTTAACTATACGCCACGCTCTATTCAATCGTCAATGGCTAAGATTGATATTGACTTCAATACAAGAAATACTTCACCATCTGTTATCGCAATCCCTAAAGGTTCACGCTTCACTGCAGTGTGTGGTAAGCAAACATTCACATTTGCGACTGATCGTGCATACAATGTAAAGCCAGTAGACGGCACATACTCAATTCGTGGCATGACTGTATACGAAGGTCGCACAGTGAGTGAGTTCTACACAATAGATGATAGTGTGAAACAAAACTTTATCATCAATAATAAAAATGCCGATATATCAAGTGTTCGTGTGTATGTTCGTGCAAACTCAAGCGCCAGCACACCTAAAGTAGAATACTTCAAGCGTGAAGATATCTTTGGTGTTGAGCGAGAGGATGAAATCTTCTATGCAAGCACATTCTTTAGTGAGCAGTATCAAATCGAATTTGGACGTGATAGATTCGGTCGTCAGCCAAAGAACGGTGAAGTAATCGAAATCGAATATCGTGTTACAAAAGGCAGTGCGGCAAACGGTGCTTCTAACTTTACGCCAATTGGTAATATCGGCGGACAGATTCCTAATATCGTAAACACGCCAGTTGGTATGAATGGTGCAGAGCAAGAAACTATTGAAGACATCAAGTTCTTTGCTCCGAAATCTATTCAGGTGCAAGAACGTGCTGTTACAAAGAACGATTACGAAATTCTATTAAAGCAAGCATTCCCAAATATCGAAACTATCTCGGTTTATGGTGGCGATGAAGTTGATCCGCCACGCTATGGTAAAGTAATTATCTCGGTTGACGTGCTTGGCTCTGATGGTGCTGGTGAAGATGAAATTCGTTCATACCGTGAATTCATTCAGGACAAGACACCGCTTACAATTGAGCCAATCTTTGTGCCTGCTAAGTTCATGTATGTAGACCTTGAGTTGGCTGTCACGTTTGACCAGAAGCTAACATCAAAGTCTTCTCCTGGTATTGAAACTGTTGTAAGAGATGCAATCACAAGCTTTAGTTCAAACTCGTTAAATAAGTTTAACATCACAATGCGCCAGTCACGTTTGTCGGCTGCTATTGATTCTTCTGACATAGCGATTCTTTCGACAGATATCATTGCTAAACCAATTATCGAATATGTTCCAGTAATTGGTGATATTGCAAGCCCAACGTTTGACTTCCAAACAGAACTAGTTAAGCCATATCGCTTGAACGAGACGCTCGGCTTTACTAACTACAAACCAACAATCACATCTACCGTTTTCTCAATTGATAACACACCAGTTACATTGATTGATAATGGAAACGGTTCCATTCACGCCGTGACTGCAAACACATCTACAATAGAAATCTATAAAAGAAATGTTGCATTCGTTGACTATGTGAGTGGTAAGATTAGAGTTAACAATCTAAACGTATCTGACTTTGTAGGCAATGCAATTAAGATAATTGCAAACACAAAGGCAAAAGATATTAAAGGACCAAAGGACAGAATTATAGCACTACGTGATTCTGATGTAAGAGTAACGGTTAATACGGTGAGTTAAGCATGGCTGTAAGATTACCACTATCACCAGTAAGAGAGAATATCGCATCTGACATTCCAAGTCAGTTTCCCGCTATCTATAGAGAGGATGGCGCTCTTTATGTTGACTTCGTTAAAACTTACTATGAGTGGCTAGACGAACAACCTGGCGACACAAGAGAAGCGTTTCTTGTCAAAGACATTGACACAACGTTTGGCGAGTTCCTTGTTTACTACAAAAACACATATCTAAATGACTTACCCTTCACGGACGAAGAAAGCGTCCGTTTTGCTATTAAGCACATCCAAGATTTGTATCGTAGAAAAGGTAGCGAAGAATCACTACGTCTCTTCTTTAGATTATTCTTTGACGAAGAGATTGAAGTCTTTTACCCCTCGTATGCAATGCTTCGTGCATCTGACTCTATTTGGAAAATTCAACGCTACTTAGAGTTAAAGCCAGTATTATCAACAGAAGATTATCCTATTAAAAAGGGCGATAGAATCTTTGGTGATAACTCTAGTGCAGAAGCATACGTAGACGAAGTTGTTTTTAGAAACTTCCGAGGCGCACTTACGCCAATTGCTTTCTTATCAAACATCTATGGCGAGTTCGTTTCTGATGATGGTCTTACTGCACGTAGACGTGTCAATGGCGAAAACGTAACAATCAAACTCGGTCGTCCAATCTATGGTAGCATAGATTCTATTTCTGTCAAGCGTGAAAAGCGTGAACCAGATAACTTTGTTGGCGACAAATTAAAAATCGTTTCTCAAAAGTTTGGATTCGAAGCGAAAGGTGTTGTTAACGAAATCGCTGAAACAACAACTGGTATCATTGACTTCTTTATTGAAGACGGTGGTTGGGGCTATGCGACAGACAACAATGAGAATGAAACA